GTGTTCTCTTGCTCACAAAAAAACGCCCACCCTTCGATAAATTACATCTACGACAACTTGCAACTAAATTATCATCACTATCTAATCCGCCTAAGCGTCTAGGTATTACATGATCAACTGTATTAGCTTCTTGTCCACAATACTGACAGATAAACTGATCGCGTCTAAGTATTCGCTCTCTTATATTACGCCATTGCCTGGTTGATCCACTATCTCTTAATGCAGATTTAGACATCAATACCAACCTTTGGCTTTATGGTGTGCGAGCGCTTTGCAAGCACATCCATCATACCTGTGATTTATGTATTTCAATCCTTGATCTATCTGTTTAATAGGATCTTTTTCTTTAGACTTCAATACTTGAAATAATCCATAAGCACTTGATTTAGGATTCTTGGCTTTGTAGTTCCATCTTGATTCTTTATATACAATCTCATCTAAACAGTAAAACTGTTCAAAGTTGTAATTCATTTTATGAAATGTAATTTGTTTTAATGTATTAACCTTAATGGTTTGAGATTCAGCTCTTTCAAGGCCACTCATTTGTGCTACAAATAGAGCGATCCCAACTAGCGTGCACCTTGCGAGCAATCCGCGTTGCGGCTCGCCTTTTCGCCTTGAGGGCGAATGCGTCCTAGAGCGTATCATATGTGTCAATACCTACCTAACAAAACCGCAGGTCAGACGGCATGTCGTGACCCGTAAATCATCTGTTTCATACCATGTTTGATCATAACCAGTTAACAATTTGATCTCCTAAATACTTTGTAAATGCTGGCGGTATTGCCTCAACCAACTCACTCCATATAGCCCAGTTTATACCCATAGCATCTCGAGCTTCATCAATATTGCTTGCTACTTGACCGCCATAAACATACTTGCCAGTAACTTTATCTAAACCTTGTGGCTTATCACCCATAGCACCATAAACACCTATTGGCCTACCTTGAGCCTTATGATCGCATTTAGAGCCTACTAATGGCATATTGGACTCAAATAGCCTATGCCTACGAACTTTTAGGCCAAATGATGATCCACATAACTGTATGGGATTGATTAATGGACTACCCGGCACATTCTCAATTATGTATGGCTTACCTGATGCAATTAAGGCTTCTCTAGTTTCAGGAATTAAATCTAATTTACTTGTTAAATTGCCCTGAGCATTACGCAAATGTTTAGTTATGCTATGGGTTTGACATGGTGGGCTTGCGTGAATTACATCAAATTGATCAATGTAATTTTCATCCCTTAATATGTCTAAAACATCAGCCCTTAAATAAGTAAATGGATAACGCTTGCCATGTTTAAGATCCACGCCAAATACTTCAAATCCAGCATTAGCATAGCCAACTGACGCTCCGCCCACTCCACAATAAAGATCTAATAATTTCACTTAGTTTTACCAGCCCATCCATCACCCTTAAATGAGATGCCCGGAGCTGTAAATATCCTGTTCATAGCAACCTTACATCTAGGACAATTCATACCACTATCATCCTCTTTGTAAGTTCTATGAACTGATCCATAAGTTTTACACTCTCGACAGCTATATTCATATGTTGGCATTATTTTGCTCCAATCAAATTACATGTATGACATGGCATTTCCTTAAATTGCCAAGATCCACATTTATCACATCTGCTGATGTCTGAGTCAGGCAATTCAGTAGCTTCAGCGATGTTCTTTGTTCCCACAGCTCCGCATTCCATACATTGGTAGAGTTTGAAACCATCTGGCATATCGATGGCATCAAGCCATAAAAACTCTGTGTCGCGTTTGCAACCATTACACTTGAACTTAGTTGGGTTTGTCATAGTTAATCAATTCGTGGCATTTAAAACATGTGCCATCCTTAAAGACTCGATCATCATCGCAAACCTCGCATTTAATAACTGATTCCTCAAGATGAACACCATCATCATCCATGACTACCTGAATACCCTTACCATTAATAAAAGCGATGTATCCCATTACTCCATCCCTTCAAAGAACCAATGGCCATTAGCAGTCATCTTTGCCCATTTAGCATGTTCGGTAACTTTGCCTTTGCAAACATAACCATAATAAGGCTTGCCTGTTTTAGAGATACCTTGTTTAAGAATATGACCATGCTCGCAAGCAGGTGGCTCTTTAGGTGTTGAACTGCCTATTGCATCAACTGCTTCGGCAACCGACCAAGCCCGTGGATCATCTTGTTTATTATCAACTGCGAATGAAGCTCTTAAAGCATCCTCAACAGCTGCGGATTTAGATCCCGGCGCACCATAACGCCTTTCCTGTAATTTCTTTTCATATTCATTTGGCTGATTATTATTTACCTTAGCCATTTCCTCTCTTGAAGCGCGTTTGCCTTTAGCTGCGAAACCAGCATTTGCGAGCGCACGACCGATCGCTGAAGTCTCACAATTCTCCAATGCAGAAGTTGAATTAACACCCTTTTCCGTAATGATCTCAAAAGCAAGACCAGTAGCGCATGGCTTTGCATCAGCTTCAGTCTTAAAAATCTTGGCGAATACAACGAACCGCTTTTCAGTCGCTTCAATGAGTTCAGTCTCGATACGATTATCAGGGTATTTCTCATGCCATTTTTCCAATCTTGATTCTACTGTTTCATAATTATCTAAGTTAAACATTATTCCTTCCATTCAAAATCTTGGTCTTGGACTGCTTCGAGGACTGTGCGATAGATAGCACCGTAGGCGACAAAATCTTTAATTGAGTCGTAATGATCTGGAGTTTCAGTAAGCCTAGAAACCTTGACCAACGCCATACATAAAGCAGCTTGGTGTGGTGTGATTGGGTAATCAAGATATGCACTCCACAGTCCTGCGATTCTTTTGTGATTGTAGTATGGGTGTCCATAGACACTTCCACGCTCTTGGATTGTAGTAATGACCTCATTTAACAGATCCTCAGTTTTTGTCATAATCAAAAACCTGATCTAGCTTCATTTTTCTAATGCGCTCTTGGTGTTCTAAACTAGCACGCCACCCATCCTGACGGCCAGACCAATACCCATTTTCGTAGTGTTCATTATTTGTGTGCTTTATTGTCCACCATGCAACTGCCATGCTTCCGGCAATTAATAACCACATTCCAACGATTTCCATTATTGCTCCCGTTCCGCAAAACATTTGTTTGCGTTGGGATTAGTATGACTGGATTTACCGACAGCGCAATAACTTCTTGGCGCGTGTTTTATAACGATTAGATAACGCTAATATCCTCAAAGTCATCGATATGGTCATCAATCGTCCTATCCCGATAATCGGTTTCACGCCCCATAACTCTTTCCTAAAGCTGTAAATGAGCCATCTTTATTAATTGGAATAAGCGTTGGAGTCATGTTTTTGCCATTCCATTCAAGGATAGCAATACCCATCTGCCAGTTCGCAAGGCCCTTCGTGTATGAGGCTTTTGCCTTGTTCATAAGGTTGCCTACCTCAATGCCATATAAAGGCCTGTAATAGCCTCCTAAGCCCTCAGAAAAGGCTGACATACCTAACTTATGGGTATGGCCACAAACAACGCTCTTACCGGCCTTTCTGGCCAGATTTAGGGCAGTTATGCCGGCATTAGGATTTGAGTTACCTTCATCCCCATGAGCCAAGATCCAGCCCTTTTCAAACTCATAGAATGATTTGTGGAATGTTATGCCTAAAGAATCAAAGTCCATGAACTTGGAGTATTGCAGCTCAGGTAGGCTAATTAAGCCAGGCACTTTTAATAAAGTGTTGTAAAGCCTATCGGTGTGATTTGATCTAACAATATGTGCTTCCTTAGCATTTTCAGTTAAAGCCCAAAGAATATCTTGAGTTGCCTTACGATCAGAATCAAGGGTTTGTTGATAAGCCAAAGGTGTTTTCTCAGCCCAACGGCTAATGGTTTGGAAATCGATTTCATCTCCAACACAAAGAACAGAATCAAACTTCTCTTTGCGTGCTAACTTAATGACATTCTTAACTGCTACTTCGTGATGGTATGGAATCTGTAAATCTGAGATTACCAAGTAACGCTTAATTTAGTCGTCATCCTCATCTGGAGTAGGAATAGTTGGGATGATCCCTTTGTCGCCTACAATCCAGTCAGGCATTGACTCACGATTATCCATTAGATAAAGCGCACAGGACTCACTAAATCCAGCCTTGCGTGCAGCTCTAAACATTTCATGTTTGGCAATATAGAAAACCTCTAATTTACTTAAAGGCTCAGGAGTGTGGCGAACTACTCTCCGGTTTACTTTTTTTCGTTTAGTGTGTTTCCGTGTGTTCGCCATAGCAAAATTATCGCTTACTGATTAAGGTGAACAGATCATCAACACGCTGTTCAAGTCTAGTAATTTGATCTTTCATTGAACTACCAGAATTGGGTTTAAGTTCGCTTAGGAAACTTTTAATAACCCATCGTAGAGCCAGTAATAAAGCGCTTGCGATACTTATAACGCCAACGCCAAATGCGACTAATTCGTTTGGTGTCATGCGTCATTCGATCCAATGCCATATTCTCCCTCTGACTTATCAAGTGCTTTTGCTGCTGGTCCTGCTAAAGCTGCAATAATTACTGAAACAGCAGGATCTAATCCAAGTTCATTACTTGCCAAGAATGTTAAGAATGAAACTAACACTCCACGAAAGTAAGATTTTAGAACTGCCTTTTGCTTATTGGTGATTTTCATTAGTTGCCTTTCAGTAGTGGGATGTCGAACTTCTCGCCTGATTGATTTGGCTTAAAACTTACATGGATGTGCTTATGGTGTGGATTAATGCCCCGATACTTAACCCAACGCCAAAGCGATTTACCTGAACATATTTTACCAGCATGGATTATGTAAGATATACGCTTATCTTTTTTTGCTGTGAGTCGAAGTTGATCTGCCAAAGCATGACTAATCCCTTGTTCGTTAGAAAGGCCAGAGTCAATATCGAGCGCGCAAACTTCTCCGTCTGGTCGTGGGTTGTGATCGGATTTTCGAAGTGCATGTTTACTATCAGAAATCCATCCATCGCTGCGCTTATCGCGATCCATCCATGTTTCATTGATCTGGTCGCGTAGCGTTTTAGCAGCTTTAGATAGGTAAGGCTTCATTAGCCAAGTAGCAATTTTGCTTCATCAGCAGTTAAACCTAAGCGATCAAGGATTGCTGCTTTAGCAATTGCTTTTGCTTCGGCTTCGGCTTGCTCTGCTAATTTTTTTTGTTTATGTATTTCTGCGTGATCTTTAGCGGCTTTTATTTCCTCAGCCGACATAGGCTCAACAATAACTTCGTCAGTTAAAACATTATGTGTGTATTTTTGATTTGTCATATTGCCAATCCATAAATGGCATAATTGCCAGTTATTGTGCCACTAGAAGGTTTTAACCTTATGCCTGTATAAATTCTGTCAGTAATTGTAAAGCCACCAATATAACCAACGGCTTGCGTGTTGTATGGGTCAAAATTTGTTCCTGTGTAAACTGGCTCATCAGCACTTGCTTGACCTACACCATTAAACCAAATTGCAACTTTTGCTTCTCGTGTGCTTGAACCAACATTCAAATGTAATCTTGCCTGAGTTCCTGCCGATACTCCGTGACCAGACTCAGTATTTGCAGTGTCAATTCTGCCAAAACTAGAATAATAACTTGCGCCAGTTTCGGTTGAAGGGCCTGCGTATCTATATTGTAACTCTAAATCCGCATCGTTTACTGATCCAAAAACAGAAATGTATGCAAAATAAGTTGCGTAACTTGTGCTAAAAACATTATCAATATCAACTGTACTGACAGTTGTGAAAGTGCCAGTTGCAATTTTTGTCATGCCACTTGAAGGTGTTGCAGTTGTTGCCCAACTAGGCACGCCACCAGCAACAGTTAAAACTTGACCAGTAGTTCCAATTGGAAGTCTTGTGTTCGTATTAGCAGTTGATGAACGATATTCAATATCGCCAAGAGTTGTTGATGGGTTTAAATTTTTTGTTGTGGTATCAACAGATGAACCAAGCGTGCGAATAGCAGCTGCGCCATCCTTAACCAGAGCGGTGTCGTCTGGTGTTGTCCATCCATAATTGGTAGTGGTTGCCATTTTATCCTTTTCCTATCAGGCTACTATTGTAGCGTATTCCCAAGTCAAACTTGGATCTATTGTGTTCCAAGCCTCAGTTATTGGAACAGTATTCCAACGCATGGCAACTTGGCTAAAGGCTGTTGGTGAAACATTGATTGTTAAAAACAGCTCATTAAATCGAGTGCTCCAAGACCAGCCCTCAACATAACCCTCAAATGCTCCGCCTGAAATTTGGGTTGGTAGATTAGCCAAGTAAACCGGCATTCCCATAAAGACACCTAATAAAGCATCTCGATCTGAATTATCGATTTCTGAATTAGTTATAGGAAAAGTAATTGATTGAAATTTTGGTAATGGGTTTGCTCTTTGAGTAATATAACGATCAGCAATTTCTTGAGCATCAACTGAGCCTTGAACCCTTGAGTTAATTGTTTCGGCTTTGTAGCCATATTGAGCAATTGAAGCAAGATCTGTAGCTGTTTCCTGTGAATTATAGTTATTGCCATAATTAATGTAAATATCATTTCTTACGTCGCCTGAACGCATAACTGTTGATAAGCCAGCACCTAAAGCATGACCGGCATCTAAATCAACATAACCATTTGCTAAAAGATAAATTTGCCTATGGTCTGCATCGGCATAGCCTATGTTTCCTGCATTATCCTCATAAATGTAACCAAAAGCAGAATTGGCAATATCTGCAACAACATTGTAAATCGTGTCAGTTAAATTTGATTGAGCGGTCATTGTGTAAAGACCTGGTTGATCTATTTCGCCAAGTCCTAAATTGACTGCATTCTCCCAAGTTTCAGTTGCATTATAAGTTGCCCAAGTTAAAGCTGCTGGCACATCATTCCAAGTTCCAAGTAACACGCTAGACAAAATTTCATAAATCTGGTTGCCATCCTCATCTTGAGAAATGTTATCATTCCAAATTTCTTTAGATATTCTTGCAAGTGATCCCATCGCAATTATCGTGTATTCGACAACTGTGGCAACAGATCCAGTAGCACCCACAGCAACAGTTACATCCGTAATATCGCCACCAAATAGGCTCACATAAGATCCTGATGTATCTTTGACCTGTAAATCTAAACTGTCATTTATGTCAAAAGGTAAAGTTTGATCATTTAATGCAACTAAAGTAATTTGAACATAAGATGGATTTGGCTGTGAATAAATGTCATCTCGACCAGCCTGATGCTGAATATCGCTAATTGCTATGTCGGTATAATCAACTCCACTGACAATTAGTTTCCAATCAGGATTCCAGACTGTCATGATTACTTCTTAACAGCTGCGCGTGAAAGATATGGGTTTGATCTTGCTGCACTATCATTAACAACTTTAGCAACAGCCCTTGCAGCACCTTCGCCATCAATTGCATTAACAGTTATATTTGTAACACCTTGACCTGTTGTATATGTGCCACTTGCTTTTGGAACTGATGGTAATGATGATCTAGCAGCTGATGGAGCAGGGTTTGGAATTGACCCTACATTGACACCAGGAATTATATTAACCACTCTAATCAATTCATTTGCAAGGGATACGACTAAGCCAATTGCTTCTCTTAGGAATGTAATAAATCCTGAAATGATTCCACTTACTACGCCAATTGCTTTTCCAAAACTTTCAGCACCTCTTTGAGTTTCAGTAAGGCTGGCACTTAATCCTTCATCACCAGTTAATCCTGCAATAAAAGCATTAAGGGTTGGAATGCCTGTATCGTTTAAGAAAGATATAAATTGCTCAACTGCTGGCAATAAAGCAAAACCTAAACTTTCCTTTGCTTCATCAAATCCTACTTTTAAGCGATCAATCTTTCCTTGAAATGTTTCAGCATTTGTAGCTGCTGCGCCACCATATAATTCAGCAAGTTTTGCTTGAACTTCGGTAAAAGATAATGTTGCTAATTCAGCTTTACTTAATCCAAGACCTAACCTACCAAGTGCTGCTTGATTACCATCTTGAGCACGACCTAAAGCATTTGCAACTGTTTCTAAATCTTTACCTGATGCAGCACTAATATCTAAAGCAAGGGTTAATAACTTTTGGGCTTCCTCAGTAGATTTTGTAGATACTGCCAATCTCTGCATGGCTGGACGAAGTTTGTCATCTGCAACACCTGTGGCTAAAGAGGTCTTAAGGATCATGTCCTCAGTTGCCGCTATTTGGGCATCAGTAGCCCCTGTAGCCTGTCTTAAAGCATTGGCTAACCTTAACTGTGCCTGTTCGTCCTCTATCGCAGCCCTGACCCCATCAACGGCTAATTTGCCAGCATAGGCAACGGCAGCAGCAGCAGCCACAGCAAATGCAGCAGCAGCCTTCTTTCCAAATTCACCAATCTTGCTTGAGTTAGTTTCTACGGCTTTATCAGCTTCGCCTAACTTCTTTTTTAAGTCATCAACATCGGCAAGGATTGATAACTTTAATGTGCGATTACCGGTTGCCATTAGACCCATTCCTTAATAATGCGAGTAAAACTTTCTTCCCACTTGTTAATCAATTCAGGCTGAATTCTGCGAAGGGTTGGATAAATGAACCATCCGCGAGATCCACGACCTGACCGCCCAGAATATGTAGGGAACTGCTTGAATTTATTTGAACCAAACTCAACACCACCCCATAGGGTTTGCGTAGTAGCACCACCTGAAAACTTTTGTCTGGCGAATCCATAACTGAATTCACCGATCTTGCTTGATTTTTTAATGCTAACGCCATCCGCGACTCTTTGCGCAACTGCGCCAGCCTTTGTTCTACCTCTAGCTGCTTGCTTAATTTCCTCAGATGCAAAATACGCCAAAGCAGCAGATTGACGGCGTGCTTCATCAGTAGCCTGTTCATCCATAAGTTTAAAAGCTTTGTAAATATCGCGCAGGTCTTTTTTATTGTAGGCGATTGTTTCATTTGCCATACCTCTGCTCCAATACTTCGATCGCTGTTAAAATGTCGTCTGAATCAACCCATTCGCTCATTGGTATTTGTGTGGCTATTGCCAACTCAACCAATAATCTGCTTAGGCTTCCTGCTGGATGACTTTTGGGTCTGCATCACCGACTATTACATCGGATACTGTTTCCATCCATACTTCAAAACCTTTTACTGGCTTTCCTGCTGCTTCTCGCTTATGTGCGTTATAAGCCAAAAACATAAGATCCCACATTCCAAGTTTTTCTTTTGCTTGGCTTATGGTGTGACCAGTTGTCTTTTCCCACTTTGCCCACTCAGGCGGTTGGGCTACATAAGTGGCTTGCTCGCCTGAGTTATATTCAATTGTAATTGGTAATTTCATTTTTTGCTCCCGTTTCTATTTCTTAACTAAATGTTTCTGTTACTGCTCCGCCTGAAACTGTGAATTCAAAATCAACAGTTTGTGCATCAATTCCTGATCCACCTGCTGTTGGGAACTCTGGCTTTACTGGAAACACAAATTGTGCGCCAGTTGCAGCTGTTAGAGTGATTGAAATGTCTGTATCTGGAGCGGTTTCTGCTGCTGTCCATAGAGCCTCGCAAACTGAGTTTGCCTTGCCCCAATCAGCCAACATTGATAGTGCGAATGTTCCTGAAATGTTTGTGGTCTTATAAGCTGTGCCATCAAGTGTCTGGTATTCCTGACGCTCATTGACCTTTGTTAATACTGCGCTGGTTGCTTGCGCTTCGATGTCTGTTCCACCTGTGAAAGACAACGAAATATCGCGACCAGTGATTACTACTGTTGCCATGATTATTTCTCCTTAGACTGTGCGTGTGTAGTAGGTAGATACTCGAACATCTGCGATAAGCAAAGTCGATGCTCCGACTGTGGTAACTGTTGGTCTTTCGACCGAGCTGACAATATATCCACCAGGAATAACTGCCAGAACGCTGATTATTAATTGCTCGATATTGTCGAGCGATGCAGGATTACTGTTATAAGCAACTGCAACTGAGATAGTAAAATTAACTTTTGCTCTGATATTGCTTTTATTAATTGTTTCAAATTCTAAATATGGGCTATCTGGAACAACTACTACTGCTGGAGGAATAACTGTTTCAGGCACAAAAGCATAAACATTTCCTGCAACGCTAGATAAGGCAGTTGCTAAAGGTGTGCGAATCTGTTGAAGGATTGTTTCATTAGGCACTATTGAGCCATGCTTTCAGTATCCATATATGAACCAAGTAATCCAACGCATTTATTGAATAATGAACGACCCATTCTAAAAGGTGTAGCTGTAAAATCTACTCCTTCGATTTGTCCTCCACCGGCAAGTCTTGCTTGGAAAACTTCGACTGAAACTGTGTAGACGGCTGATTGAACAGCTGCATTTCCAACATAAGTTGATCCGCCAGATAAGGCAGCAACTCCGGATGGGATGACATTAGCCTCGAGTAAATCGGCATTAGTGATCGATTGCGAAAAGGTATATTGTCCAAGATTATCTGCCAGCACAGCTCTTGTTCCGTTGTAAGGTGATCCGCATCCTGTGATGACAACTGATTGTCCTTCGGTGAATTCATGAATTCCTAGTGTAGTGAAAGTGGCGACATTGTTAGTCAGCGACACTTTTTCAATTGGGCTTTTGAATGTAACTAGCATTGGCAGAATAACTGTTTCTGCTGTGTCAATAATTTGATTTAGATAAGCATCGTTATACAAAGATGATGACACGCCAAGCACGGATCTCAACTCGGTGGCTGTGATTATGGTTGGCATGTCATCTCCTTACTCCCTTTAAAGGATGCCTGTGATCGGGAGCAACCACAGGCACTAAGTTAATTGCTATTAAGCGTTGTCGTTGCTTGTGTAGCCACCTGGCAACTTAGGTGCAACGGCTGCATAACCATAGTATCCAACTTGGATTTGACCAGTTGAAATTAGGTTAGTTTGTAGTGATAAGCGTGGGCTCTCATAGAATGTTAGAGCATCTGGGTTAATTACATAGATTGATCCATCGCCTGTTCCTGAAAGTGAGCGAGAAACATATAGATCAAGTCCTGCAACATTTCCGCGAGTTGATGATGGAGAAAGTGCTCCAGCAGCATTCATCGGATTTGAAGCAATGTAGATTGGGCGACCAGCATCGTTTAAGCCCATGATCTCTGCCCATACATCTGGTGATACAGCAACATTTCTAGCAAATCCTAGAGATCCTGTGTAAACATTCTTTGCAGCATTTGCGAAAAATGCTAAGTAGTTAGCAGCAGTTGCGCCAGCCTTAGCTGTTGCAGCAGTTGCAGTTGCAGATGCGCGTGATACTGCATAAGCATCAGTTGCTTTTGCATAAGCAAATTCCATCTGGCGAACTAACTCAGTAAAGAATAGTGGAGAACTGCGGTCAATTAGCTCTAAAGATATGGTCTGTTGGCCACTAAACTTTTTAACATCCACTGAAATGAAGGCGGTCGCTTGATCAGTTTCTGATGGTGTGCCTTCCTCAGCTGTTAATGCAACAGTTGGTGCTGTGTTAATGCGAGGCAATTCAAAAGTCATTCCTGAGGCAGGTAATGTTTCTTTTGATAGCGCATCAATAAATCCTCTATCAGCGTTTGAAACTCCGTTGATTAGAGTTGTGCTTTGTGGTGTTGGAATAAAGCCAGCGTTGTCTGTTGTGTTATCTGCGAACGCAACGAACTGACGGCTCTCATCTGATCCTAGTGCTGCACGAATTGAGTGCTCTAGGTATGTTGCCTTTGAATTAATTGGTGAGCGTGGCTTTGTGTAAGCAACTGGTTGAGTTGCTGTTAATGCCACAGGCTCTGATTTTGCAGCTTCTACCGCTTCGGTGGCGATAGGAGCTTCTGATGTTATATCAGACACTTTTTCCTCCTGTGTTGTTGTTTCCTCAGCGGTTGCTTCGGAATTCTCTGTTGGTGTTTCTGTTGCTGCGACATCGGCAACTCTTGCGCTGTCAATTGCAGGATCAGTTACTAAACTAACCTCGATTAACTTAGCTGCACTTATTGACATAACGCCATTTTTGTTTTCCCAATCATCAACCATAACTCCAACGCTAAATCCATCGCGTAGGCCTTCGGCTGCCTCAAGTAAAGAATCATCGCCAGCAATAGTGCCAGCAATCTTAAATGTTGCCTCGATACCAGCATCATCAGCTGTAATATCCATTAATTTACCAATTGGTCGTGTGCGGTCATGCTCTAGTAATAATTTAACTGGCTTTGAAAAATCAATTGATCCTTTTTCAAATACTGTTGCTCCAGCGCTAGTATTTCCGCGCTCGCCCCAAGTTACAATTGTTCCTGAGATTGTGCGCTTACGATTATCGGCTGCGGTTAGTGTTACTGGGAAATTAATCTTCATCGGATTAAGTCCTCCTCCTCTTGGATTTGCTCAACGCTCATCGCGCCAATGCGGTTTAGTATTTCGTAAACTTGCGCACGCTCTAATGCTGAGCCACGCAAAAAGTCATCAATATCAAATCGAACTTCAACGCCATTTGGTACAAAATCGGCAGCAGAAAGTCTTTGTTCCAAGGGTGTTATGATATTTCTCAAGCTAAAATCAATAAGCGCTTTACGCTCCATGACAGTTGTGCTATATGTCATGCTTGTAGTTTCAGCGGATAGAAATGATGCTGGAATCCCGGCAGCTCTGCTAATTTCCAAAGCGAGGTATTGACGAGCTTCATTTAATTGCAATTTAGCAGGATCAAATCCTAGTGTTGTTAATTCAACATCAGCATTTAAGAATGCAGTTGCTCTTGTTGATCTTGCTGTTTTCCATGACTCTAATAATTTTGTAATACGCTCTGGAGTTAGGTTTGTTCCATTTGATTTTAATACCATTGTAGGAACTGGCTCTTTAGCATATAACTCTGCTGCTTTTTCTAATTCTAATGCAGCTCTAATTGTGCGACCTGCTCTATTTAATACACCTTCATCCAAACCTGAGAAAACTATGATCGAACCTACACCACTCACAGGAATATCAAGTCCATCAATTTGGTAGGCAGTGATTTCTGTTGAATTAGAATTTAATGTATATGAAACTCTATTTGGTGCGACTCTTGTCCATGAACGAATGCGAGCACCATCTGAACTTGAATATTGATCTAGCACAACTCCATAAGCGTTTCCTGTAAAAAGTAAATCCTCCGCTAACCAAGCATAAATAGCTGATCCAGCAATTCTTGGATCTGGTTGCATAATTACGCGCTGTGGTCGTAAATGCTCTTTAGTAAAATGATTGTAAGTTTCTAAAGGTAATGATCCAATTGTTGAGCAAATAATATTTCTTGCTCTTGCTAATGATGGAACTGACATTGCTTGTTCGCGAGTAGCAGTTGCAGCTCCGTAAAATAATGAAGCAGCAGATTGTTGAACATTGTAAGGAACATTGCCAGCAGAAACATCTGTTTGAATTGCTGGTGTTTGATTTGTTAGAAATCTATCGAATAATCCCATTAGCATATAATATACCATAAAGTCAATAAATTATGCTATTTGAATATCAACTTCCGATTCTGCCTGTGTTGCAAAATAAGTTGCTAAAGCAGATGCCACAGCTGCACAAACTGCGACTCTACTTGCACGCCTCCCGATGATCCATGACCCATCCCCATAGGGCAGCTTCGCAGCGGAAAGTGTTTGTTGAGTCAGTTCGTCTTGACCCCCGTGCTGTAATCGATGGGAATTGATTGCGCCTAACCACCGATCACACGATTCAGCATATATCGCCCCATCCATATCTGTAATGGGAATTCCAGCAGGAACTAACCGACTTGCGACGGCTTGTGCAGTCCTTTTAGAATAAGCGACAGTCTGAACATTATATTTTCTTACATAAGGTGCAATATCGTTTGCAACCGCTAAATCATTGATTGAATAATCATTTGACCATGTATGCAGTAAAACTAAATTGAATTTCTCTCCTGGTAATTTTTGAGTAGCCACTAAAGCTCCAAATTTACGATCTGGACTTAAATCTAATCCAAACCAAGTTTCTTTGTCAGGGTCTAATGGTATTGGGTCAGTTTGGCATAAATTCCACTTTTGAACATCAATAGCTGAATTAATTGTATCGACCCACAAACATAATACTTCAGTTTTTACAATATCAGGCGGATCATTAATAACCGCTTTTAAGTTATCTGGATGAATTGTTGTTCCAAGCGACGGATTGGCTTGAGCGAATGCTGGCCAATTGATTTCACCCGACGGAAGGGTAATTGGCGAATCAGGTTCGGCACTCCACTCAAACCAACCTATCGTGTCTAAAGGATTTG